CATCTACTACATATAGCGGATCAGTAGGCTCTGGTGGTTCAGCAAACAATGTTGGCGGCAATACCACAGGTTTAAGCTTGATTGCTTATGGAGGCGGCAACGGTGGATCAGGTAATCCAGGCGGATCAGGCGCTTCAGGCGGTGGCGGAACAGGTATTTATGCGTTTGGTAATGGTTATGCAACTCATGGATCACAAGGTAACAATGGTGGATCAAACTTAACATCTCCTGGTGAAGATGGCGCAGGCGGTGGTGGAGCTGGAGCAGTTGGCGGTAACGTCAATGGTGGAACAGGTTATGGTGGCGATGGCTTAACATCATCTATTACTGGCACTACCTTATATTACGCAGGCGGTGGCGGTGGTAGTGGTTCAGGATCTGGATTTTCTGGTGGCAATGGCGGAGGCGCATCCGGAGGATCGGGCGGAAATGGCAACAATGGAACTAATGGTCTTGGAGGCGGTGGTGGTGGAGCTAGTTCAGGCGGCATATTTAATGGCGGATCAGGAGGCTCTGGTTGCGTAATTATTCGTGTACCAACTGCTCGTTATTCTGGTACATATAGTGGTTCTGCAACCGTTACAACAGTAAGTACGGATACAGTTTTAAAATGGACAAGTGGCTCATGGAGCTACACAGCTTAAAGGAAAATTATGTTTATTGTTACTTGGTTATTTGACAAAATTGGTTATATGCCAAAGGTTACTGTAGATACTTCATGGCCTTTTCCTGCTGTACATAAACCTTATAAAGCTCATGAATTTGAAGTTGCTCCGAAGGCTACAAAAGTTGCTGCAAAAACACCGGCTAAGAAAAAACCAGCTTTAAAGAAAGCTACGACTCGTAAAAAGAAAGATTAATCATGGCTGAGTTTGAAAATTTTGATATGTTCAAATTTGGCGGCCTAGTTAATCAGGTTGAAAATTTGCAAAATAAAGTAGACGGAATGGATAGAGATATAAAAGAGCTACTTGAATTAGCCAATAAAAGTCGTGGTGGATTTTGGATGGGGATGGCTATTGTATCTGCTATTAGCGGAATAATTAGCTTTTTTGCAGGTCTTTATCACGCAAAATGAGGCGCACAACTAAGGGTGCTATGCACTCTAAAACAATGTGGTTTTCCCTAGCATTAGTAATATTGGGGGTGGTTTATGATAATTTTAGCTATGTTGAAAATATCATTAATCCTCGTTTGTATGGCGTACTTCTTATTTTTATTGGTATTGTTGTTGCTGTGCTTAGATTTATAACCACAATGCCATTAGAGGACAAATAATGTTTCCATTACCATTTAGTGCTTATATTTACATTGCTTTAACTGTAGCTGCTTTAAGCGGTTTAGGCTATGGTAAATATGAATCTGCAAGGTATGATGCTTATGTATCAAAAGCTGAAGCTGCTGGTAAAGAACAAGAGATGATTAACCAGGCGAAAGCCAAAGAAGCTAACCAAGTAACTGAAAAGGTCAAAAATGATTACGAAAACAAGCTTGCTCTTATTAAGCATACTTATGGTGGGATGCGCCTCTCCGGTAGCAGTCAAACAGGCACAATTTCCACAACCACCAGCACAACTGATGGCACAGCCTCCGACCCACAATTTATTGCTAAATGTGCAATGACAACTCAACAATTAGAGTCTTTGCAAGCTTGGTTAAACGAACAAATAGGTATATTTAATGCAAGGTAACTTTAAAACTTGCTTAGATTTGGTTTTAAAATCAGAAGGTGGTTATGTTAATAACCCAGCAGATCCAGGCGGAATGACTAACTTAGGTGTTACAAAGCGTGTTTGGGAAGAATTTACAGGGCATGGGGCTGACGAAAAAGAAATTCGCAATCTTACGCCTGAAAAAGTAGCACCTTTATATGAACAGAAATATTGGAGGCCTTGCTATGGAGAAGTATTACCTAGGGGACTCGACTTTGTTGTATTTTCCATGGCAATTAACGCAGGCCCAGGCAGGAGCATTAAATTGCTTCAATCAGCTATTGGATGTGTACCTGACGGATCTATTGGCCCAACAACAAGAAGCCTTATTTCCGCCAGTAATACTGCAACTCTTATCGCAAAATTCTCTGAAGCTAGGCGAGAATATTACAAGTCATTGAAAACCTTTCCCATATTTGGAAAAGGCTGGCTTAACAGAGTAGATAAAGAAGAATCAGAAGCCCTTAATCTGGCTAAGAACTCTTGAATCCTTTGTAAGCTGTCCTAAAGGGGTTTCTAGGCGTTTAACATGGTTATCCTTATGGCATACCCATTTGTTTCCCATACGCTTAATCATGGCCTTAGAATTGGCTTCATTTTGCGCCACCAATAGTTCATACATGGCGTAACTAAACCGACCAGCTTCAATCATTTGATTTAATAATTTCTTGTCGTTCTTTGTCATCTTTTTCCCCTATTGTTATTTCACTTATTACATTAATAGTTAAAGAACCATCTTTTTCTTTAATTATTAATTTTTCTGCGTCTATACGATCTTCTGTAGTAAAAGTAGTCATCCGCAAGTCCTTATAACTTGTCCACGAGATTCTTGATATATACATCCATCTTTCATTACTGGATGCTTAAATTCTCTAATATGACGGCACTCTAGTTCAGCTTCTTTTGGTATACCTTTTTCCATGCAACCATACACAGTACCTGTATCTTGCTTTTTTCCATAAAAACTAAATGCCACAATAACAGCAATTAATAACGCCCCTAATCCTATGTTTTTAATCATTTTTTCCCATTTTTTGTTTTTTTATCTTGCTCAATATACTGACGCAAAATACTAATTACACCTTCTTCTACCAATACACCTAATGCTTCTTTGTCAAAATGCACCACAGCATCTGCTGATCCATCTTCATTTTCTTTAAGAATTTCAATTTGAAGTTTCATATGTCTTATCGCTTACTAGCCATTGATTTAAGGTAATTTTTAAGGGCCTTATCATCTTCTTTAAATATTTTGTTAAACATATTGCTGGTTGGAATACGAGCAGTTTTTAAATTAAATGTACCGTGAAGTACATAATCACAAAATGCTCTACAAGCTATTTCTTGGGATTGACATTTTTGGCATTGATTGCATCTATCGCAAGGTGATTCACCTTCAAATACCCTACGAACATAAGATTCCATAAATTCCTATTAAAAGTAGCAGGTCAAGTCTTTTTAGTAATGTCGCTTCGTATAGCCTTAGCTGAATAGTGTCAAGACCTGCTATGTAATCAATTTATTTAAAATTCATGCACTTTGTTATAAGTGTTTTCCCTAACTTTTGCAAAAATACGACAACTTTACAATAAACCCAAAAAACTTTACAAAAATGGGCTGTATTTGGCAGTTGCTACTCGTTAGGTGGAAAGCCACAAAAACCCTAACTTACTGCATCCTACAATGGTGGCTTAACGCCCTAAATAATGGCTCTCAAAGATGGACTCGAACCACCGACCAACAGATTAACAGTCTGCTGCTCTACCAACTGAGCTATTTGAGAATAGGTGGGGGCGGTCTACACGGATAGACATGGTAGGCGAAAGGGGATACGCCTCGCCCCCGTTGTTTAGTTTAAACCATTCTTTAGTTTGTATATTTTTACAAGGCTAAGAAACATCTCATAGCCATCTCTAAGGTCTTGTTCTGTATGTTCATATATGGCAACTTCCCCAGTTGTACCATTAATGTATACATTGGCGCATCGTGCAGAGGGCGCTAAAACCTCTCTGTAGGCTGCCAACTGTAGTGTATGCTCTAGGTAGGGTGTTAGATCACCAGGGGATTTTTCCGTGGTCTTAAAGTCAATTACGACCCCTGTAAAGGAATGAGTGGGTTTGGCATATAAATCACACTTTCCACCGTAGCCTTCTTGAGCATTAACTAGACTCTGTTCAGGAATCCACAACTGAGGGCCAAAATGGGCTGTTATAGCCTTATCTACGGTAACTACATAGGAAGGTGACTCAGGTATAAATTCGTTGTTGTAGAAGCTCTCTATCCAATCATGGATAGTTGTGCCACGATCAGCAGCTTCCCTAGATTTTTGTTTAGAAAGCTCCAATATTCTGGCAATGTAATCTTTTTCTTCTTCCCCATCTTGTCTAGGATTTTCAGCAGCAGCTTTAATAGCTTCTGTTTGAAACCATGTATTTAATCCATTTTTGGCTAATTGCCCATTGATGGTAGATACAGAAGGAACTAATGTCCCAGGCTGGGATTTAGCATCACGCAAAGTAGTATTACGTTCTTTGCCATTTTTACCAATTGTTGTATATCGTGGTTCGCCAGTTTTGGCACAATACCAATGTTCACTCATAATTTTCCCCTTTAACTACAATGTTGGTGGGCTACTCGCTGCACTATTGAAACTCTGTTATACGCATACATGGCGGCTATATAACAACCTTACGCCTATGGTCTAGCATCCGCTTTCGCCCGTTGTTTAGTTCAATAATTCTAATATTGCTGACCTATCTGATGTTGTTTCGCAACAATCCGCACAAGTTTGAATAACCTCACGAATAACAGCAGCTAAGTCATTTACTTCAAACGCTATCAATTGCCGTTCTTCATCAACCCCAAAAGGTTCTGTAGAAATTATAGCTTTATCACCAATAACATCTCGTATTTGACTTAGCATGGCTATCTCCTAGAAAGGAACAGAATCATCTTCAATAGTATGTTTAGGTAACTCATCGCTACCGGCCTCTTTAAAACCTAAAGGCATTTTTTCTTTACCGATTGAAATGCTGAAAAACTTGCCCTTTTTACCTTCTTTAACCCAACCCGAAAGCCAATGCTCTTTACCATTAACCATAATTGAACCCGAATAATCTGGTTGCGTATCCGTTGTCTTGCGATCATTACGAAACAGACTCCCTGAACCTTCTTTAGCAATGTATGCCATATCATTTCCTTTAAATTTCGATTGATTTAACTACTGGTTTAGAAATTGATTTAACATTTTCCACAACTTTATTTGATGCTGTATTGCCATCATCATCAGCCTGAACAATGCCGATAAATGCTGATAAAGACGCTCTACGCATATAGGTCACCGCCCCTAAACATCCATGAGCATCCTGTTTTGCTACAGGCACAGACATTTCTTGTTCTATCCATTCTCCTGACGAATGACAAAGTTTAGTGATAAGCCACATACGGCCTTCAAAATAATTGCCAGGCATTTGAATGACACATAAATTATTATCAGCAAGCAAAGAGCGACAGGCATCCCAAACAGACTCAAGATCAGCGTACTTAGATTTGAAAAATGGGTTCGCAGAATCTTTGACTGCATAAGTTAATTTGCCTTGTACGATTGATAATGCTTTAGCTAAATTTGCAATAGATTCAGATTGAGCCATGATTACCTCCAAATACGTTACCAAAATCTTCAAATACAGATTGCAATAACATATTGCGTTTGTTGTTAGGTTTGCCACAGGCTGCACGAATTACATCTATATCATCTTGGGACATATCTGTACCGTATTCCATATTGGATAACGCTATTTCTAAGCGTTCTTCCATTTCGGTCATTACTTGAGCCAATTCATCCATTTAAGTTCCCCTTAAAAGTAATAGCGAAAGTGCTATGTCAATAACTATATCATACAATTCTCATTTGCAAACATTTATTTTTATGCCATGCAAATAAACAACAAGTAGGTTAAACTGTGCAAATGAACAAATTAAAAATAACAGAATCCGCCATGATTGACATACTTGGTGGTACAGCAAAAGTTGCTAGGATGTGCAAATGCGACAACGCAACTGTATCTACTTGGCGCAAAAGAGGCATACCACATGGCCCAATGTTGCTTTTGGCTGCCAGAATTGAAAAAGAATCACATGGTTTAGTTACTCGTAAAGACTTGTTTCCAAACAATTTTTGGCTCATTTGGCCTGAACTAATAGAAAACCCTAACCCTTTTGGCTTGCAAAAAGAGTTAGACGAGGAGTAAACTGGCTGTCCTATTTCGAGGCTCTAACGACATACCAGGGAATAGGATTTACAGCGCTACTGGGGGTAATGGTTGAAATAGCGCAAATATAGGTGGCGAAGATAGTGCCTATACCATGCAAGACTGTCGGGTTAGCGATTCCTCAATGGAAGAACTATGAAGGCAACCTAGGTAGGCTAGGTTTGCTTAAACCTCTTGGAAGTATTAAGTCTTATATAAGACTATAAGTTGTAATTTAACAACTAAGGGTTTTGGATAGTAGACATTAGGTATAGAAGTAAAGAAACTAAAAGAACTCAATAACGAGTAAACATTTAAGGGGAAGTTAAATGGAATCAAATTTTGTAAAAATCGTATTAGGTATAGCTGCTGGTTTTTTGTTATGTTTGCATACAATTGAACCAAAAGCTCAAACTTATCCAATGACTGATTCTGCTGGTTACAACAAAGGAACAGTACAAATCAACGGAAATAAAGCTCAGTTTGTAAACCCAATGGGTTATACAATTCAAACTGCTACGATTTACCCAAATCAAATAGTTTTATCAACGCCTAGCGGCATTACTACGGCTGTGGTTGGATCTACACAATACACCGTACCACCAAGCCCACAAACGCCACCAAGCCCAAGAGTTTTGCAATGAGTTTTACAATCATGCAGCATGATGGCATGAAAGTAATTCAATGGTTTTTTAGTGTAGACGAGCTAATTATTAGCATGATTAATAATCCACTAGACAGGTATCACAGAAATGTTTGATGAATTTTGGGCGCTATATCCACGCAAAGTAGCTAAATCTGTAGCTCGTAAAGCATTTGATAGGCTTACAGAACAGCAGCAATTAGATGCTTGCAAAGCTCTTGATGACCATATTATTTATTGGGATATAAAAGAGATTGAGTTAGAATTTATACCCCACCCAGCTACCTGGTTAAACCAAGAGCGCTGGGAAGATGAGCTGGTTATAGAACCTAAAAAGAAAAAAGAATCTAAAGAATGGATGTTTAGCAATGAAGGCATTGAAGCTAAAGCAAAAGAGCTTGGAATCATTGGTAATGGTTATGACACCTATGCAAGCCTCAAAGCCAAATGTATGAACAAGCTAGGCATGAATGTGCAGTAAGATTTTTATGTCATTTAAGGCATAAAAAAGGATTAACTTGGTTTCGTATATACATAAGTAAATATGAATTTAATCAACAATTATTAAGCGACTTCTACGACCAATGGAAATTAGGAAATAAAGGGGAATGGGGATGTTGGAAAAAATTATTGTCGCAGCAACAGGCCTTGGGTATTTAATAGTTTGCCTTGCACAATTAAAAAAAGGCGCTACATCTAATGCAATGATTTGGGGTGGCTATGCTTTTGCCCAAGTTGGTTTATGGTTGGCCCTTAAATGAAAGACTACGATCCAAATGACGCTATTGACTTCATATTCAAGACAGCTCCAGCGTATGCAAAAGCTAAAGGTTCGCTCGCAGAATTGGAAGCGTTTAAAAGTTCTCTTAAGGCGATTAAAATGGCACAAACAGACGAACAAAGTTTGGGCGCTCAAGAACGAGAAGCTTATAGAAGCCAAGACTACCAAGATTTATGCAAAGCTATTGGCGCAGCTACAGAACAAACAGAAGCGCTTAAATGGCAATTAGAAGCCGCAAAAATGAGATTTGAAGCTTGGCGTACAGAACAAGCTAACAACCGTAATATTGAAAGACTGACTAAATGAGTGATTACTCTGAAAACTACCTTAAAATTCAACGACTATTAAAGTCTTATCACAATGCTACGCTTAAATGGGATTATGAAAAAGCCACAAAAATAGCCCATGAATTAGCAGATGAAACTATTAGATTAGAAATAGCTAGTGTTCGTGCATTAAAAGATCAATGGCTTAAGTAATGGCTTATAAACCATTTAATCAGTTATTGCATGATGCCTGTGATCCACCAGCTAGAATGGCTGTATCCGAATGGATACAAATGAAATGGGGTGGAAAATGTATAGAAAACCCTAATAAATATGCAGTTGATTTAATTGTGCATAAAAATAACAAAAAAGTTGCTTATGCAGAAGTAGAAGTCAGAAATTGGGGTCAAAAGTTTTGCCCTTATGACACGATCCATATAGCCCAGCGAAAAGAAAAGTTATTTAACAATGATTTAAAAACTCTTATGTTTGTTGTTACACATGACTTTCAACACGCTTATTGGACTACGGCAGATAAAGTAAAAGCTGCACCATTAATGGAGATACCTAATAAAGCTGTGGCAAAAGACGAATGGTTCTATGATGTACCAATGGATCAATGGAAGCTGGTAGATTTAACAGAACCTTTTTAATGACTAAAGATGAAAAGAACGCTCTCAATAAGATTGCAGAACTCGGATGTATTTTATGCTCCGAAATCCTTGGGTTTGAAGGCACTCCGGCAGAACTCCATCATGTGCGTAGGTATGGAGCTAAACGGTCTACATCCCCTATCTTGCCATTATGTCCAGAACACCATAGGCTCGGAAATGATAGCTTTCACAGATTGGGTATCAACGGTTTTGAAAATAAATGGGGAGTTAGTTGCGAGAGGCTCTTGGAGCGAGTCCACCAGAAACTTGGAAAAGCAATTGAAGAATGACTAAAGTTCTAATGGATCAAAACCTAATTCAGACGAAATACGGAGCGCTCTATTACGAAACTCCTTATCATGGTGTGTCCATTTTAACGTCTTGTGCCTACTCATGTGTATGCACTCATGGCAAAGAACTCGAATTACCGTGTCAAGATGACCGCAACGAGCAGCAGAAATAGTAATAGTATGTTCATGCTTATCTCCATCATCATATAAGTATGTTCCCATCACTTGTGGATCTTTGTCTACAATAAAATGTACTTGCTCTGGCAATGGCATATTCCAACGGTCAAACGGTTTCATACAGTAAATAGCGCTGTACAAATTGCGTAGGATTGCTGGGGTAAGCTTCATTAGTAATGTATTAATTTGCCACGAAAATCTACAAGCCCTTTGCTTTCGTCAAATACTCTTATTAATTCAGGCTGTAATAAATGGCCCTGCTCATAAGTCATTAATGCAAATCCACTTGTCCAATCTGTTGGTGAATCTTCGGTATAGTGTACAAATTGCTCGCCCCTAGGATCTGCTAAACAACCAGTTTGCACACCCCAACGACCATGAGCGTTATAGTCATTATATTGAATAGCGCTTAAATGATGGGTATGACCGCTAATGACATGAGTACCGGCAGCTAATGTATTGTTTCTGCCGCCTGACCAAGAGCCTTTCCATTTATGCCTAAAAACGGTATTCATAGTGCCAGAATTTTCAACCCAATATGTCCAACATCCTTTCCACATAGGAAAATGATCTTTAAGGGTAAACCCTTGAACACCTTGATATGAATGTGCGCCACCGTTAGATAAAAATGTTTCGAATCTAGCATCATGGTTGCCAAGAGTCCAAATCAATTCAGCGCCCTTAGATACAGCCTCAATGCCAGCCATCATCTCTTGACAGCACTCTAATTCTTCTTTAACTGTAGGGGTGTTAGACCAACCAATTCTAGGGTGTCTGCTTGCCTGACTGCCGTCAAAAGCATCTCCTATGCAAACCACAACCTTGGGTTTAAATTCTTTAATGGTTTCTAATAAAGCTTTATAAGCAGTTGTATAAGATACATCGGGCCAAAAATGGCAATCTCCAAACGCTACAATATGACCTTTTTGTAGTTCTGTGCCACGTCTAGCGTGTCCGGCAGTTTCAAATATCTTTTTGGTTTGATCTAGTCGCTGATCGTTAAAAGCTGTTAATGAAATATTGAGTCTTTGTTCAATTGATCTTCTTCTGTTGTAGACTGCTCTTTCAGACATACCGTGTTTTTGAGCAAATTTAAGGGCTGAACCAATATTATTCCATTCAGCTATAAACTGGTCATCTGTCAAATAATATTTGTCCACTAAGAACCCCTATAATCTATAAGTAACTGAATACTAACCTAAAATATGGCATACGCTAAAAAAGTTGATAAAAATCAAGCAGATGTTGTTAAAGCACTACGAGATTATGGTGCTGACGTATATCTGTTACACATGGTCGGTGGAGGAATCCCAGACCTGATGGTGTTATATGAAGCAACCACTATTCTAATGGAAGTAAAAGACGGTGCAGAGAAAAAGCTAACCCCTCAACAAATAACCCTTTTTGCCAATTGGAAAGGCGGTCATTTACATAGAGTCAATTCTGTGCAAGAAGCTATAGAGGTGTTAAAATTAGTTGAACAGGAGTCTTTATGAGTGAAACTACCAATGTCGCTATGTTTGCCGCTACTTTATTGCATAGCAGCACTAATACTCACTTTTTCCATTGGTCTAGTGATTCTTATTCACAACATAAAGCATTAGGCAAATACTACGAAGAAATTATTGAGCTTGTAGATGACTATGTAGAAGCTTACATGGGTTGTTACGAGCAAATTAAGTCTTTTCCTAGCGTATATCATTTACCAAAAGATCCTCTTAAATACCTAGAATCATTAAAAAGCTTTGTAAACGAAGCTAATTCAGATTTACCAAAAGATCAAGAATTGGTCAATATTGTTGCCGAAATTCAACAATTAATTGACTCTACCATCTACAAACTTAAATACCTCAAGTAAGGAAACATCATGCCAATGGATAAAAGCGGTAGCGCACAATCGGTAGGTAAAAATTACAAAACTGAAGTCGCTGCTGGGAAGCCTAAAAAGCAAGCTATTGCTATAGCATTAAGCGAAGAACGCAGTCACGCAAAAGGCAAGCGTAAAGCTAAGTTAGAAGAAGCTTATGGCAAATATGTGGAAGAAAACAAATGAAAGCCCATTCTTATAAAAAAGAAGATGCTATGTTGCGCCCCCACAAGGAATCAACGCTAGAAAAACAACAGGCTAAACGTCAGAATCAAAAGAAACCACCTGAAGAAACTGTGGATAGCAAGTATGACGTAATAGACAAGAAGATCAATCAAAGACTAAAGCGTAAACAAGCATTAGCTGATGCTATGAACAAGATCCACGATCCAGACATTGCTTAATAATTTGTAGTATTATAAAAGCCTTATAAATCAATTACTTGAGTTTATATGACTAATAAAGTAGACGAAACTAGAAAAAAGACAGGTGGTCGTAAGGCTGGAGTGCCTAATAAGGTCACTCAAGAGGCTCGTGAGGCTGTTAAATCCTTACTTGATGCCAACCTACCTTATCTTCAAGCGTGGCTACAAACGACTGCTGATGGGGTCTTTGACGATCAGTCAGGAAAGTGGATAGTTCCACCCAATCCAGGTAAAGCTTGTGACATTGTTCAAAACATGGTTGAGTACGCTGTTCCTAAACTTGCAAGGACTGAAGTTGTAGGGGATGAGAAAGCACCTCAAAGAATGGTAATCAGTTGGAAGAAGTAAACATTGAGCTTGATTACAAGCCAAGGGATGTATTCTTAGATTTCCATGAAAGATCAGAGCGCTGGGCAGTTATCGTAGCCCATAGACGCTGTGGCAAGACCGTCAGTTGTATCAATGAATTGATATACAAAGCCCTAATTGAGGGCAAAGATGACGCAAGATACGCTTATATTGCACCGTATTACAGCCAAGCTAAGAATGTGGCATGGGACTACTTGCTAAGATTTAGCCATCCAGTATTGGCAAAGGCCAATCAATCAGAACTATGGGTGGAATTAATAAATGGCGCAAGGATTAGGTTGTTTGGGGCTGATAATGCTGACTCTTTACGTGGCTTATACCTTGATGGGGTTGTGCTAGATGAGTATGCAGATATGCGCCCTCGTATTTGGGGTGAGATTATTCGCCCTTTGTTGGCAGACAGACGTGGATGGGCAGTATTTATTGGAACGCCTAAAGGTCACAATGCTTTCTGGGATGTCTATAGCGCAGCCACCAAGGATGACTCTTGGTATGTAAAGACGCTTAGAGCAGATCAAACTGACCTCATTGGTGATGAAGAGTTGGCAGACGCTAGAAAGGCTATGACTCCGGATCAGTATGAGCAAGAGTTTTTATGCTCCTTTGAAGCTGCTATCTTAGGCGCTTATTATGGTCAAGAAATGAGGGCTTTGACTGATAGCAATAGGATCACGCCCATTGAGTATGATCCTCAATTCCCCTTAGAATCTGCATGGGACTTGGGTTATAGCGATGACACAACCATTTGGACTTACCAGGTAGTGCATGGTGAGGTTAGATTCCTTGATTACCATTCAAGTAATGGCAAAAGCATACCGTTTTATACAGCGTATATTGCCCAAAAAGAACAAGAATATGGAGCTAAATATAGGACACATTGGCTGCCTCATGACGCTAGAGCAAAAACATTAGCATCTGGCGGAAAGTCAATAATTGAACAACTTTCTAGTAAAATTGATATAATTTCCATGAAAATAGTGCCAAGTTTGTCACTTCAAGACGGAATTCAAGCAACTCGCATGATGTTGTTAAGAACCTGGTTTGATCCAAAGTGCGAAGAAGGCATTGAATGTATTAGGCAGTATCAGCGTGAGTATGACGAAGATAAGAAGATATTTAGGGACAAGCCAAGACATGATTGGGCTAGTCACGGATCTGACGCTCTGCGTATGGCTGCGATAGCATGGAAACAAGAAACAAAAGCTGCTCCCAAGGATAACTCTATCAGGGGCATTAGTGTAGGGCATAATGATGCAACTTTGAACGATCTGTGGGCTTCAACCCCTAGGCCGTCAATCAGGAGAATTTGATGGATAGAGATGACGGTATTCACCATTCATACCAAGATTGGTATAACACCATTAAAGCGTATGAACGTGCCTTTAAGCGTTGGGAAAGCCGGTCAGATAAGATAGTAAAGCGTTACCGTGATGACGCTAAGAATCAAAACAATCCTAATGCACGTTTTAATATCCTATTTTCTAACGTACAAACCATTCAGCCAGCAGTATTTGCAAGACTGCCACAACCAGACGTAAGCCGTAGATTCCGTGACACAGATCCTGTAGGGCGTGTTGCGTCAATGATGCTAGAACGTGCCTTAGAGTTTGAGATTGAGCATTACGGTGATTACCTAGCATCCATGAAGAATAGCGTGTTAGATCGTTTATTAGGTGGGCGTGGTACTGCTTGGGTACGTTACGAGCCACATATTGTTGCAGAACAAGTTGGTGAGCCTGATGATGGCTTGCAAGTGACTGAAGATGTAGACGAATCAGAAACACCTGGCGGCATGGAAGCCGAAGATCAAGAGCGTATTGAGTATGAGTGCGCTCCTATTGATTATGTTCATTGGCGTGATTTTGGTCATACCGTAGCTAGAACATGGGAAGAAGTAACTGCTGTATGGCGTAAGGTTTACATGAATCGCCCAGCATTGGTTGAGCGTTTTGGTGAGCAATTAGGCTATGAGATCCCATTAGATACAAGACCAGAAGAAAACCGTAGATCAGAGAAGATGGCTGAAGGCGCTTTCCAAGCTTGTATTTATGAGATTTGGGACAAAGAAACAGGCAAAGTATGTTGGATGTCTATGTCATTAGGCAAAATGCTTGATGAACGTGATGATCCATTGGAACTTGAGAACTTTTGGCCCTGCCCTAAACCTCTATATTCCAACCTTACTACTGATAATTTAGAGCCAATCCCTGATTACACGATGTATCAGGATCAAGCTAAAGAGCTAGACACCCTTGCAGACCGTATTGATGGACTAATTAACGCCCTTAAAGTGCGTGGTGTATA